AGATTCTCAGAGATATGAGTGGTATTGAAGATGCTGAAGAGGCTGAAGAAGATCTAGATTGGGATGACCAAGATAGGGAATCATTCTAAATTGAATAGGTATCGCACCGTCTTTATATCTGACACTCATCTCGGTACTAAGATGAGTCAATCCGGATTTTTATTAGATTTTATCAAGTCATTCGAGTGTGATACTGTCTACTTAGTCGGAGATATCATCGACGGCTGGGCAATGCACAAGAACTTCTATTGGCCCCAAGAACACAACGACGTCATACAGAAGCTGATGCGTAAGGCGCGTAAGGGAACTAAGATAGTCTATCTTCCTGGAAATCATGACGAGTTCTTACGCAGTTTCTGCGATACATCATTTGGAGAGATATCCTTAATCGATAAGAACATACATATTGGTGTCGATGGTAAAAAATATCTAGTTATGCACGGAGATCAATTTGACGTAGTAGTGAATAATATGAAATGGTTATCTCACTTTGGAAGTTGGGCATACGACGTTACTATAGACATCAACATTCTACTATCGAAACTTAGAACCATTCTAGGCAGACCGTATTGGTCTCTTAGCGCTTGGGCTAAGTATAAAGTAAAGGAAGCAGTTAACTTTATAGGTGATTATGAGGAGAACTTAACATCCTACGCAAAAAGCAAGGGTGTAGATGGAATAATCTGTGGACATATTCATCATCCAAATATAAGAGACATCAGCGGGATTACATATATAAACTGTGGCGACTGGTGCGAGACCTGTAGCGCCGTAGTCGAACACCTCGATGGTAAGATGGAAGTGATAATGTGGAATGAGTTACGAGAATCCATGGACGTTCAGCAATAATATAGTAGACTCGGAAATACTGGAAAATTATCTGGGATTCGTCTACGTCATTACCAATCTTATAGATAACAAGAAATATATAGGTAAGAAGCTGCTAAAGAGAACCAAGACTAGACAAGTTAAGGGGAAAAAGAAGAGATCACTAGTTGAGTCGGATTGGAAGGACTACTATGGATCGAATAAGGAACTGCTGGAAGACGTAGCTAATATAGGATTTTTTAATTTTAAGAGAGAGATTATAAGACTCTGCAAAACAAAAGGAGAGTGCAACTATTACGAGGCTAAACACCAGTTCGATAATAATGTTTTAACCAATACAGAATACTATAATATGTGGATTATGGTAAAGGTACATAAGAGTCATATACCAAAGGAGTGAAGATATGTCAGTGAAGGTTGAATACGGTGATCTAACAGAGATCCAGATGCAGCAAGATGAAATAGACGAGATAGTATCATCTGTTAAATCTATGAAAAAAGATGGCTTGATGGTAGAGTGGGGTTCCGGGGGATCCACTATTAAGTGGCTAGAAAGCATGCAAAAAGACCAAAAGCTCGTTACTATCGAGCACAACACATCATGGTATAGAAAAATTAGAAATACCATGAAGCTGTATCCAGACTACAATACTAGACACGAATTAATTCTAAGTGAAGAGAAGCACGGCTTCAAGCACGGCTACGCAGATATCATTGAGGAACACCCATTCGGATTGGAAGACTACATAGTTCCCGATGAGAAGATTCTCGATGCAGACATATTCTTCATTGACGGAATTGCTAGAGCTGCGTGTGCTATGATGGTACTCGCCGCTTCTAAGAAGAAAGATCCAGTTATCTACTTGCACGACTGGGTAGGTAGAGAAGCTTGGTATGCTTGGGCAGTCAATAGATTCCCTAAGCATGAAAAAGTAGGTCATACATTGGTTAGATTGTACAAATAGGAGAGCATCATGAGTTGGCCGCATAAAAATCGTCCTCGCAAAGGTCGTCGCAAAGTTGGATCCAGAAAGCGTAAGGCACGTCGCCAGAATAAGAAGCGTTAATGAATGAGAAGTTTGACATGATGATGAATAAAAATCCATATGAAGGTTTTATGGGCCAAATATATAGCGTAGTAGACGAAGAGCTAGATAAGGTATCATCTAAATTTGGTTTTGAACTAAATGTTGTATACGATGAGCTGCAGACCATCAGTTATACTGGAAACGACAGAATTGATATATACGTTGATCCAGTTACTGACAGGATATATAGAATAAGCTTATTCAACATGTGACCAATAAGGAAAGTTGGCCGAGCGGCTTAAGGCACCTCACTGCTAACGAGACGTAGGGAAACCTACCGAGAGTTCGAATCTCTCACTTTCCGCCACTACAATAAATAGATGATCAAAGAGGGAAACATCTATGAAATCAACATTAAAAACAATGAAGAAGGTGGTCCGTGAAGAGCGCGGACTGCCACTCAATGAAACAAAGATAAGCTTAGACTATCACACAGAACTCAATTCGAAGTTATGGAATGGGTGGAATCTTAGACCTGATGTTAGATCGAAGTTACTAGACTTTGCTAATGCATGGGCCGATTTTGCGAAGATACCTTCAAAATTGATACAAGATATCATAATGGTAGGTGGCAATACAAATTACAACTATACTTCAAAGTCTGACATCGACGTCCATATAGTAGTGGATAGAAATAAATTAAACGCGAATAGAGGATTTATAGATGAGTATCTTCAAGCTAAGAAAATCCTATGGACTCTCACGCACAAGATTACTATCCTTGGATATCCAATTGAACCATACGCACAGGACTCTACAGACAGTTATGCCAGTGGACAAGGTGTCTACAGTCTTAAACGGGGAGAGTGGCTACAAAAACCGATTCACGGAAACTTCAACTTTAAAACAGACCCAGAGTTGAAGAGGAAGGTCATATACTATGTTCACTTGATAGATAATATTATCAAGAATAAGATGGGACCGACCACTATAAAGGACCTAAAGTCAAAGATAGCTGAGATGAGAGCATCTGCCATTGCCAAGGGTGGAGAGTTTAGCTTCGAGAATCTCGTATTTAAAGAACTTAGGAATAGGGGATACCTAGATAAAATGAATAACTATGAAAAAAGCCTAAAAGATCAACAATTAAGTCTAAAATAAGGATGTACATTATGTTTGAATCGCTGTATAGTGAACTAGAGTTGTTAATAATAAGGGACATGGAAACTAATGGATATGACCCAAATTATCAGCTTGATATAGATTTGTATTGGAGTCATAGATTATGATAGGAAGCGTAGAGATATACACGAAGCCAGACTGCCCATATTGCACGAAAGCTAAGCATCTTTTAAATACTATGAGTATCGCATTTTCAGAGCAAAAACTGTCGGTAGACTTTACTAGAGAGTTTTTGATGGATAAGTATCCACATGCAAAATCTTACCCAGTAGTAGTGATCGATGGATTCCACATCGGCGGTTATAGCCAACTCGCCGAGAAGGTAGAGACTGAATTTGATAAAACAACACAACTTTTAAATGAAGGAAATATATGATGATCTATACACGTGATGCTCTCATTGAAGATCTTCGCTTCGGCGCATGCGAGATTATATTCACTAAGGTTGACGGAACAGAGCGCAAGCTTCGCTGCACTCTAATGGACAAGTATCTTCCGCCTAAGACAACCAACGGCGATATTATGGAAGAACACAAGAAGCCAGAGAACTTGGATCTCGTTGCTGCATGGGATTTGGAAGCCGGTGGTTGGCGCTCATTTAGAGTCGACTCAGTCAAGTACGCTCAAGCGATCGACGGTTACTGATATGACCAAAAAAATAGTATTGGTTACTACCGTATCTATGTTCAAACACAGCTATGCATTTTGGGAAGATAAAGACACAGATAGTAAGGGTGTTTTAGATTTTATTGGTGATGATGACATAGAAGAGATGTCGCAGGAATGGATAGGCGAGCAAATAGTCAATTACAGGGATATAGATATGAAAGAATATCTGCAGATCTTTGATAAAGAAAATGACTATCTAAAAGATTGGCCTTCAGAGAAAAAGATATCTTACATCCTTGATCCTGAAGTGATTGAGCAGAAGAAATATCAAAAAAATAACATCGCTAAAAAAATAAAAGAAGAGGAATAGTTATATGAATGAACAAACTAACTGGGGTTATCACCTCATTCTCGATGCAGCAGGTTGTGATCACGGATCAATTACTAGCGAAGAGAACATAAGCAACTTCGCTAAGGAACTTGTTAAGCAGATCGACATGGTAGCTTTCGGCGAGCCAATGATCCAAAAATTTGGATCAGGTGATAAGGAAGGCATCACACTCGTTCAATTGATCGAGACTTCCAACATCTGCGCTCACTTCGTCAATGAGAGCGACAGCTTCTATCTTGACGTGTTCTCTTGCAAACCATTTGATCCGCAAATTGTAGTCAACCTAACTGCATCTTTCTTTGGTCACAAGAAATTCAACACAGCATTCCTCCAGCGTCAGGCTCCTATATTCGACGAGAGCGGAGAAGTTGACGGCCAAGAAATCCTTCCACCAGAACAAATGAACTAACACAGAGGTTATTATGGCCGGTTTTGAAGAGAATGAGATTTCACTGAAAGCCAATGGTGGTACTGAGTTGATTAAGAGAAGACTGGGAGGGTTGTTA